CGATAGAGGTATTCCCCAGCGACCGAACTGACCGGAGAAGAAAACGTAGCGACGCCGGCAACCAGGGTGTCGGAGGTCTTCGCAATGAACTTGATCGGTTGCGGGATCTTCTTGAAATTCTTGATCAGGCCGAGGTCGGGGTTGTCCCGCTCGAACCCTAGAAACTTGATCGACTCAGTCGGCTCAACGTAAGCGCAGTTCCAGCGCGTCCGAGCGATCCAGCTCGAATCTGAGTTGTCGTACCTCTTGGTAGGAGCCGCCCGAAGAACAGCAGACTGCTGAGCGAACTGCGGAACAACCTGCCTGATCATCTGCTTTCGAACGCGCGTATACAGCTGGTCGAGGGTCAGCTCGATCGGCGTAGTCGGGTTCGACATATCGGTATTCGAATCGATGATGACCTGGCTGGGGGTCTCACCCATGAGCGTCGCAGCTAGCTCGTATACGTCTTTGATGGTCGCCACACGTCCTCCCGAAAGGACGGGGGCCTAACGGCCCCCGTCCGGCTCAGGCTTTCGGCTTCTGACCACGAGCCGTTTCCCGGTCGAAACCAGGCATCACCTCGCGAAGCTTTGCCCTAGACACGTCGAAGTCGACGAGCTTGTGAACGACCTGCAAAGACGGATCGCCCATCCGCGTCCAATGCGAGTCGTCCTCGGGATCAAGCGCGTACAGCGCCTTCTCGATCGCGGATCGCTGATCACGCAGCCCGGCTTCTCGACGTTTCTCAGCAAGGTCTTCCTCGCTGTAGACCTTCCTCGGGTCGACCTGCTCATCCTCTTCGACGAATCGGAAGTGGGAAGAAGGAGTGAGCTGGCCCCTCTCGTCTTCCTGATCCGCCGTTCGGATTTCACCGACCAACCAGAGGCGCCCGTATTGAAACGTCTTTCGAACGCATCTTTCCTGAGCCATCGGTCACCCCCTAGAAGGAATCCTGGTCCTCACCGACACGCTGAACCCAAGCGGATACCTTACCCGCCGTATGCGTACCGACAGACGTGAACTGCACACCGAAGTGTGACGCGTCCGTATCTGCGAGGACCATCTGCAGCGGGAACCGGAACTTCCGACCCGCAACGAGCGTTGCCGTCAGCGGTGCGGACACCACCTCCATCTGCTCAATTTCAGAGGTCAACGCGGCGTCATTCGCCGTGACCGTCTGGATCTCCATGCTCGTCCCGTCGACGAAGGTTTCGGTGATCTGAATGAGCACCTCCATCCCTTCGCCTTTACCCTCACGACTCATCTCGGCGACGGTATGCAGAGGAAGCGAGCTTCCCTTGTATTCCGTTGCAGTCGTAATGGCTTGGTCGTCATGGAACATCAGGTTCTTGTCGATGAACATTCGTTCCTCTCCTTCCTAGCTGTAGACAGCTTCGGTGTCGACGAGGTTTTCCATCAGCTTGATCGGGTTACCCCAGAACATCGTGACAGGACCACCGTTGTCCTGCTGCTGCATGGAAAGCGCCATGTTCGACTGGTTCTTCGCCTCTTTGTCGAGCACGGTCTTGATCGCCCGATTGGCGTACCAGACCAGATTGCCCTGACCGATCGAGTGCAGCTGATTCTGCGCTTCGATCATCCAGTCGAGAACGGAATCCGAACCGGCAACGTCGACGGTTCCGGCGTTCGCAATGCGAACCACCTGCCGCCAATCACGAACCACCATGCCCGCCTTCCACTGATAGTGGCTGCGGTACCCCTGGTAGTAGCCGTTGTTCCCGTCGGACAGGGTCTCTTCACCGAGATCCTGGAACGAGAGACCGGCAGTCGACCCCTTCGGAAACGTCATGTGACAGGATCGAGATCCCCACACGATGCCCCAAATCGAAGTCTGAGTGTCTCCCGTGGTACCCCCACCGCTGATGACCATCCGAGCGTTGTCTGCCGAACTGTCATTGAAGCGAGGGGTCAGCCCGAGGAACTTCTCCGGGTCTGTATCCGTGTTGCCGTAGACGAGCGTGTCACCCATGGTCTGCGAAAGACCCTCGATGAACGCCGCCTCTTCCGAAAGTCGCCACGCCGCTTCGTTCCCGTTGAGCTTGGCAAGATCCTTATCCACCTCACCGTACGATTCGAGTGAACCAATCGTGTCGGTGATCTGCTTGGTCTTGCCCTTCTCCACGGGAACGCCGTAGTTCAGGCGACGCCACGCGCCGGTCGGGAGACCGGAACGCACTGTCGTTCGATGACTGAGGACGTCGTTGGCCTCTACGACCGCGGCGTCCTCCAGCATCGGGAGTTGCTCAGACATGATCTCGACGATCGTCGCGATGTTCCCATCCGGGTCCAGCCGCTTCGACCAATCGAGATACGTCGGAGCGGTATCTGTCAGAGCTGCCATTGAACTCTACTCCTAAACGTGTCCACTCTTGGTGAACATCCGTTGAGCGGGGGTCTTCCCGTCCCCCAACCCGCCGGACGCGTTCCCGAACATCGTCGGCTGCTCTCGCATGGCTCGCCCGAAGGCAGCGAGCTGCTTGATCACGCCGGGATGCTTGTAATATCCCGACTCGATCAGAGCCTCCGTGAACTCAGGCAGCAACGCCCCTGAGTCCTCCAATGTCGAAATCGCAGCCTGCGCGTCAGCGAACTTCTCGCCCCCAATCTCCGGATCTTTATGAAGCTGCTCCTGCCACTGGGCATCGCGCTGCTGATCTACCTCAGCCTTGTAGGCTTCGAGACTTTCAACCCGCCCTCCCTCGACACCGATGAAGAGGTCAACCAGCTTCTGGGCGTTGCCCTGATCTAGCTCCATGCTCTTGGCGATATCGACGAAAGCGGAAAGATCATCGTCAGCAATCTCCCAACCCTCGGGCAGCGTGAAATCCCCGTATTCCTCCGGCACAACCGGAGTGTCCGGGGTTTCACTCTGCTTCTCATCCGTCTCCGGAACTTCCGGGGACGTTTCCGAGACCGGGGTCTCGGGTACAAGTGTCTCAGTCGTCGCTTCCGTCGGAATCGGAGCGTCGGCGGCGGTCGTCATAAGCGATCACCTCTCCCATGAATTGAAGGTAAACAGCGGGTTGATGTACTTCCATCCACGACACAATGTTGTGACACCACACATGCATGCCGTGGTTGAAATTGACGTAGGGGATGTCGCCCTCACCGGTAGGGGTGGGCGGGCCAGGTCGAGTCGCTGAGTAGAGCTGAACGAGCAGGAGCCTGAACGCCCCCTGGTCGATCAGTTTAGCCACCGCGTCCTCATACTCGGCTATCTGGATATGGTTCAGCTCTTCGTTGGTCATGCCACCGCCCCCATCATCTGGGTCAGTATGTTCGGCTGAGTCAAGTCAGAGGTCGACGCGTCCTTCGCGGCTGACGCCGCTGCCCCTGCCCTCTCCAACATCTGATCCGCCTGGATCTGCTGGGCCCGCTGTTCCCGGATCACATTCGCATCATCAATGGAGCGAATGGCATCGGGCGGGAATCCAATCCGCTCGAAGTACGCGTCGACCATTCCGTCCGGGTCGATCCGGTCCAGCACCTCGGGGATGTACTGGGCCGCCGCACCCGTGAAGTTTAGACCCTGCTCGATCGGGATCGTCTGAACCGCCAGCTGCGCCTGGGCGAGGATCGAGATGTACTCGACTTTGAACGAATGACCGAGCAGCTCCTCCGGAGCCTCGGGCCACATCCCCCTGCGCTGCATGATCGATAGAATGCGATCGATCGCTGGGTCCAGGAAATCATCGGTGATCGATTCGAGGACCGGACCGAGCATGATCAGCTTCTCTTCGTGACGCTCTTCGACCTCGCGCGCAGTCACCTGCCTCTGCACGTTGTGCGTGATCATCAGGAATAGGTCTTCGAAGTACGTCTCAGAGATCCGACGCTCGATGCCCTCGATATCCTGGAGGACGTACTGCATCGGAAGGTTGAGCGTGTACAGCGGCTCGACCTTCTGCTGCCCGTCGTGGTAGTTGACCTTGCCCGGGACCTGCAAAACGCCGGTCGCCTTCAGCGAGGTTGGAGCCTGAAGCGGAGGCTTGACCGTCTTGTCTATGCCTTCGAGCTTCATCCGCTCCTGATGCTGGAGCTGCTTTGCATCGCCCAGGGCGTCCATGCCTGGTGACCCGCCGTAGACGTCGCCCGTGTCCGCCTGGTAGAAGCGGAACACCATCACGGGAAACTCGTGATAGCCGTGAACTTTCACGAACGTTTTCTGCCGTCCGCCGATCCACCACACGCTCACATACTTAAACGCAGCCAGCCCGATCGCTGGCCCGGGGGCGTAGTAGGGATTCGGCTCGATCGCGTTGTACAGGTCATGACGAGAGTAGGGGTTGCGACGGATCTGATCCCTCATCCCCTGCTCGATCGCTTCCTCCCCGAACCGGTCGACCAGCTCATACCCGGTGACCTTGTAATCCCGATAGAAGACGTCGACCCGCCCATCTGCGTTCTTCGCAGCGACCCACGAGCCAATCGGATGGACCATACACCGGAATGTTTCGTCTTCATGCTCGTCGATCTGGAGCGCGGCCGGTCCGAAATCCACGAAGTCTGCGTACGCCGTGTGGGATGCCTGGTAGAAATTGCTCTTGGCGAGCACCATGTCAGCTCGCTTGTCCAGCTCGGAATGGAAGTGTCGGACACCGGGCACGTCGTTGAGGTCTGGGTCATCAGGTCCGAGCTTCTTCCACGGTCGGGAAGGCGAGGTGACGCCAGCCTGCAGCCCAGACTGAGCATTCTTGCTCGCGCGCAGCGGCGTTCCGTTGATCACTTTCTGGTGTCGCTTGGTCCCCGAGATCGGGTTGTTGTTCCCACCCCTCCCGTCTGGGTTGTTCAGGAAGAAGCCTCGCCTCGGTCTGAAGTTGTCTGCGATCTCGATGTAGTGGTTCTTGAAAGACGAGAAATCATTGCGAAGGACCGTCCGGCGTTTGATGAAACGCTGGACGTCGAACTTCTCCTCGTGCGCCATCTGCGGAGCGGCCACCTATGCACCCCCTGACGGATTGAGGGTCGTCCGACCTGGGTTGACCACACCCTGCGCGCTCGTCGCGATCGTCGAGTTGAGACCCGCAAACACGCGTCGCCTCTCCTCGTCCTGCACGGTCTGCGCAAGAGCTACCTGCTCGTCAAATAGATCCGCCGGCGGTGCCGGGGGCGGGGGCGGATCGGGTGGCTTCGGGGCTGAACACATCAGAGCAACTTCTCCCGGTTCGTGCTGAGCCCGGCCAGCAAGGCGTGAGGGAGCTGTACACCTGAGCCACCGCGCTTACGGCGCCCCGTGAATACAGCCTGATTCAGTTGTTGGATTGATTTCGCCTGGGCGTGCCGTCTCGCGACGATGATGTTTCGAACGTCCTCGTTACGCTGATGCTTTTCACGGTTCGCAAGAAGACCCTGGATGTCCGACCCGATCTTGTTCCTGGGTCGGCCCCTCTCAGCCAGGCTTTCTGCGTCCGTCCCGAGGAAGTCCGTGATTCGCTGCAGGCCGTCGTCAATCTTGTCGACCTTCTTCTGCCCGCCGGTCACGAACTCGAAACCGGTGTTGGTGTCCCTGCTCTTCGTGGTGGGTACGTCTCGAACGTCCCCACCCACGTCCGCGAGGAGCGTACCGAGCCCTGGCTTCGAGCCAGCCAGCTGGTTCCGATTCGACTGGATGATGTCGTCGCGTTGCTGCCTGAGGGGGGCGTGCGTGAATGGCTTCGGGGTCGGGAATCCCGTACCCCCCTGGAGGTCAGCATCCTCCCTCGCCTTCTCGTTCGTGTCTGCGATGGTCTGCTGGAGACTCGGTGGCTTCCCGAACAGACTACCTCCGAACTGTCCTCGCTTGCTCGGATCGGGCGGTGCCTCTCCAAGCCCAGCGATCAGATCTGAAAAGCTCGAACCGCTGGGGAGCCTGTCGTATGCAGCCAGCTCCGACTCGGTGAGCGGGGGGAGGCCGAGGTTCTTACGTGAATCGATCTCGAATTGCTTTGCGTCCTCAGCGCCGGTGTTCTTCGGCTTGGTGAATCCGAATCGAGCCATTACCACCCCCTACACCAGCCCGTGTGAACCGCTCGTGTGTCGGGCAGGGTATCACGCCCAGCCTGGTTCATACAAACCGGCTGGCTGGCTGTCCTGAATGTCCCCCAGCGAGCGGGACACGTCCGTCACCGGATTGGTCGGGACCGCGAAGGTCAGAGCGAGCGCGTCCCCGTTGTCTGGGGAGGGCAGACCGTCCTTCTTCATCAGCTCCTTCGAGGTCAGGATCAGCGCGTTCGACTTGCTCTGCTGGTACGTGTAGGTCTGGTTCGTCAGCTCGGTCGCCAGCTCAGAATCGTGCCAGGGGATCGCCCCGCCATCGTCCATCCACCGCTTCATCTCCATCCACATCTCAGCCCGCTTGTTCGC